CTGCGAAAGTGGCTTGCCAATTGATGCTAATAACAAAGCAGCCTGCACAAATTGCACAGATTGCTTTTGGTCACTTCATAGAATATTTTTGTTTTTTTCTCTGTCCACTTGACAGGGGGCGGGTCATAACTTGCCACTGCGGAAAACCGCCCCACACGGCGCGACTGTGCGCGTTCTTTGCGATGTACAATTCCGCCTGAAAAATCGGCTCATGTCTGGTACATTTATTTTGCAAAAAGGCGTGGACTTATTGCGGAAAAAGAGTTAATATGTCACTACCGCCAGACAAGCGGAATCAAACAAAGGAGCGAATCTACATGAAAATTCTGGTATGCGAACCCGGCAAGCACCCCTATGTCAAGGACATCGAACACACCCTTGAAAACCTTCAGGCAGAGGTGGACGGCTACATTCAGGCGATCTACCCCTTTGAGGAACAGGTCGGTGTGATCGTGAACGAGGAGGGGCTGTTCCGCGATGACCTCGCATGGAACAGAACGGTCGAGAAGTACGGACCGATCAAGGGAACCTTCTTCGTGTGCGGTCTGGGCTTCGAGGACTTCACGGGGTTGACCGATGAGCAGATTGAAAAGTACAAGGCACTCTTCTGGGAGCCGGAGATCTTCATCCCGACACCGAACGGCATGGTGGTACTTCACATCATCGACTGAAAAAACAGCGGGGCTGCCCTTCACCGGGCAGCCGAATGCCGAAAGGAGAAATTACATGGATATCAGTTACACATTTGAACAGATGGATCGTAACATCTACGAACGCAAAAGCAATGGTCAGAAGTCGGGCTACAGCCTCGGTGCAAGAAAAGCCTTGTGGAATTACAATGACAGCAAGCGCCACAACAGCAGCGAATACGAGGTCACCGACCTTCCGGGCGAGTCCGACATGGAGGATTTTCTCTCCACGCTACGCATCGCAAAAGTTACAACCTTCGTGGTCACTGCAAAAAGCACCGCACTGATCGAGGCGCTCCACCAGATGCGCAGGCTCGGATGCACGGTCTACGGGCTGGATACCATTACCCGCAATGATACGGAATACCACGTCATGGATGACTACGAGGTCGAAGGCATCCGCATTATGTTGTGAAATCATAAGGGCAGAGCTACGGTTCTGCCCCACCTCCGCACCGGTTTCCGGTGCTATTTTTGTCCGTCATAATATGTACAATTCCTACGGAAATCCGCCGTTTTTCTTCTGTACATTTAGCCGCTTGATAATATTCGCTAAAAGAGTTAATATGTACACAACGGAAGGGCAAAGCCCACCGAAAACAACGAAAAGCGGAGGAAAAAACAATGATCAGCTACGGATTGGCAAAGGCAAAAGCAATGGCAGGAAGAGACGACTGGAACGAGCGCGAGGCAATCAGAAGCGCAACGATCCTTTGGTACGACACCGAGGACGAGGGCTACGAACTGGAAATCGAGAACGAGGACGACCTCGACGCAGAGGACTTCAGAGCCTGGGTTGAGGAGAACGCAGACAGCCTTGCACAGGAAGACGCCGCGGCAAACGGCACGACCTTCGAAGGCATCGAGGACATCGATTACGAAACCGAATGGATCGACGACGATGCACTTTTCGAGGCAGAGTACGCAGACGCCTGCGAAAGCGAATGGGAATGGATGACCGGCAGATAAGCCGGTCGCCCCACCGGGGCGGCACAGCGCCGCCCTGTGGCGGGGATGCAGGGAGAAACGTATACGGATGCCCCAGCACTGCAAGCCCCACACAGCGCAGCTGTGCGCGTTTGTGAGCAAGGCATAATATGTACAATTCCTGCGAAAATACGCCTTTTCTGATCTGTTGTTTTACCATCTTGATATATCGAGCAAAAAGATTTACTATGTGTACAACGGAACGGGGTGCGGGTGTCCGGTGAACACCTCTGCGAAGCAGAAGCACCGACCAAGGCGACAGCCGAGACCCCGCACCGAATACACAAAATGGAGGAATCCACCATGAAGAACATCACGAAGAAGGAACTGAACCGCATCGCCAAGAAGTACGGCTACGATCCGCAGTACCTTGAGGATCAGGTTCTCGACTGGGAGAGCGACGGCATCCGGGTGGATGCACAAGACCTCGAAGACTTCTGCGCAAACGGCGACTTCTGAAATAGAACAGCCCTTCCGGAGGACGGAGGGGCTGCTGTCATAATTAGGTTGATATATCAGGTTTCTATTTGGAAATGTGCGCTCCTGTTTTGGAAATATATTCCATGATATTATCTGCATAAAACTCCCCATCTTCGCCAACGTATTCGTAGAGATGAATTTTTCCATCAGGATTCATGACGTAATAGCCGCCTGCGCCATTGCCTGCAAAAGCAAGACCTTCAATTCCATATAATTCACGTAACTCTTTCGATGCTGAAGACATACCATCAAAGCTTTCTATGATGAATCCAATGGAAAATGGTTTACCGCTATCAACATTCGGAAGCGACATCAATTCAAGAACACCATTGCTAATCTTTAATACCTCAAACAAAGTAGCTGGCAGCGTTTTTTCAGCAAGAGGATACTGTTCTTCATCAAGCGGCGGACACAATTGACACAAATCGCCGTATGTTTGTTGTATCATGTGAATGATTTCATTCATACGAATTCCTCCATATATTATGGTTGAAAGCAGAAACCTCCGCCTTCTTTTATCACAGTTTATTCTTCAACGACGGAATTATTCAGCAATTCGATAAAGGCTTCGATGCTGTCTGCGATAAGATCAGGTTCTTCGAGGCTGTCTGGATCATCCGGAATCACAAACCACACTTTATGATCTTTGCTGCTCCAATAAAATGTCGCACCACCACGATCATAGGCAAATGGATACCAGTCAGCAGGGATATATTTATTCATTGGTTCTTCACGGTCATGATCTGCTTTAAATTCAAAATCACATTTTGCTTCTCCCAATTCGTACATACACCATACTTCAGCGGTATCGTCCGGATCTCCGTTGACCGGTACAAAACATTCTTTCAGTTTTCCGCCGTTTGTTCGGGCATATAGTTCCTTCAGGATATCGGGAAAGGTAATGCCGTACTTCTTCTCAAGGCTGGCAATGCGCTCTGCGCTTTTCTCTTTGTTGTCGATTTCTTCCATTAAGAATTTGAACATGGCTGAACCTCCGTTCTCATACACAAATCGATTTGAAGCGGAAATCTCCACTTTTCCCTATTATATCATAAGCCGAATGACAAAGTCAACCAAAAGCATAATGTACACAACAAACCGCGGAATATAGCCCGCAATGATCGTGATTACTCACTATTGCTATATGTCCGAAACAGAGTTATACTGTGTACAACGGAACGGGAAACCGAGCCGAAAATAACGAAAATACGGAGGAAAACATTATGTGGCATGAAGGTACGATCGGAGTTCCGAAGGACAACGGAAAGTACACGGTGGTTCACTACTGGGTGAAAGCCTACGACGAAAGCAGCCAGTACGGAATCGAGGGTGGCAGAATCAGCAAGCTCACGCTGAAGGTCGAAGGCAAGGTCATTTACAACTACGACCGGGGCGAAGATGTTCCGCCCCAGAACGAAGCCGCAGAAATGGCGCTGGCGATACTGATGCATGAGTACAACTAAAGGCAGCAAACATACATAGAAAGGGCTTGCAAATGCAGGCTCTTTTCTTTATGCACATTTTTATAGGAAGGAGTGATGCGGATGGCTCAGAGAGGCAGAAAACCAAAACCCACTGCGATCAAAGAGCTGGAAGGCAATCCGGGCAAGCGTCCGCTGAATGAGGCTGAACCAAAGCCTGTGAAAAAAGCACCGCCCTGTCCGAAGTGGCTGGAGCCCGAAGCAAAAAAGGAATGGCGCAGGCTATCCAAACAGCTTGAAGCGATCGGTGTGCTGACCGAGGTCGATCAGGCGGCATTCGCATCCTATTGTCAGGCATATGCCCGCTGGAAGGAAGCCGAGGAATTCATGACACAGCACGGAACGATCGTGAAAACGAAATCCGGATACTGGCAGCAGGTCCCGCAGGTCAGTATTGCGCAGACCTATCTGAAGATCATGAACAAGATCGCAGAGCAGTTCGGACTGACTCCGGCGGCAAGAAGCCGTATCACTGCCGGTGCAGATATGAAGGATGCTGCCGTTGACGATATGGATGCACTTCTGGGAGGCGGCTGATGGCAAGAACAGCAAAAGCAAGAGAAAGACCTGCGAACTACCCGAAACTCACCGACTACCAGCCCACACGCTTCATGCTGCCGGATTCCCATTATGATGTGGCAAAAGCGGACAGGGCTGTTCGTTTTATCGAAAACCTCTGCCACACCAAAGGCCGATGGGCAGGCAAACCGTTCTGGCTCTTGCCGTGGCAGGAGCAGATCATCCGGGATATTTTCGGTGTGGTCAAGGAAGATGACACCCGGCAGTTCCGCACAGCATATGTTGAGATCCCGAAGAAAAATGGAAAGTCTGAGCTTGCGGCAGCAATTGCGCTGTATCTGCTGTACGCCGATAACGAGCCGTCAGCAGAAGTCTACGGTGCAGCGGCTGACCGACAGCAGGCTTCTATCGTTTTTGACGTTGCAAAGCGTATGGTGGAAATGACACCGGCGCTCCTGAAACGCTCCAAGATCATGGCGGCGACAAAACGACTGGTGAACTACAGCAATGTGGGATTCTATCAGGTGCTTTCGGCTGAAGTCGGCACAAAGCACGGTCTGAATGTATCCGGTCTGGTACTTGACGAACTGCACGCGCAGCCGAACCGCAGCCTTGTGGATGTTCTCACAAAGGGCTCCGGCGATGCCCGAACGCAGCCGCTGTACTTCCTTATTACCACAGCGGGAACTGATAGAAATTCAATCTGCTACGAATACCACACCAAAGCAAAAGATATTCTGGACGGCAGGCGCATCGATCCTTCCTTCTATCCCGTGATCTACGGACTGAATGATGACGATGACTGGAACGCTGAGGAATCGTGGTATAAGGCGAATCCGTCCCTCGGATACACCATTACCATTGACCGAGTGCGTGATGCGCACCGAGAGGCACTGACGAATCCTGCGGAAGAAAATGTATTCCGTCAACTCCGTTTGGATCAGTGGGTAGGCAGTGCGGTCGCATGGATCCCGGAACACATCTATGACAGAGGAAATCTGCCGATTGATTTGGAATCATTGCGTGGACGGGAATGCTACGCAGGACTTGACCTTTCGAGTACAAGTGACATTACGGCTTTCGTACTGGTATTCCCACCGCTGACTGAGGGCGACAAATACATCGTTGTTCCTCACTTCTGGCTGCCGAGAGAAACCCTTGACCTGCGTGTCCGGCGCGATCATGTGCCATACGATGTTTGGGAACACATGGGCTTGTTTCATGTGACTGAGGGCAATGTGGTGGATTACAATTTCGTGCGGAAAACGATCAATGAGCTGCACACGGTGTATAACATCAAGGAGATTGCAGCCGACCGCTGGAACGCTACACAGCTTATCACAGATCTGATCGGTGATGGATTCACAGTCGTGCCGATGGGCATGGGCTTCAAGGATATGTCGCCGCCGATGAAAGAGCTGTACAAGCTCATACTCGAAGGTATGTTCGTTCACGGCGGCAATCCCGTTCTCAGATGGATGGCAGGAAATGTGGTCGCTGAAATTGATGCGGCGGAGAATATAAAACCGAGCAAAAAGAAAAGTACTGAAAAAATTGACGGCATTGTCGCATGGATCATGGCACTCGACCGAGTGATCCGCCATGAAATGCAGGGCAGTGTCTATGACGAACCCGATCATGACCTGATTGTTTTATAGGAGGGATGCAGATGGGCTTACTCAACTGGCTCGGCTTCAATAAGCCGAGAGATGCACCGTCACTGCCGGATATCCGGGACAATGTCCGCGATTCCGGTAATCTGTTTGTATTCGGCATGACGCACAGCGGAGAGCGTGTGGATGAACGAACGGCAATGCAGATCGTGACTGTATACGCCTGCGTCAGACTGCTGTCAAATACCATCGCAGGCTTGCCGCTTCATTTATACAGATATACGGGTGCTGGCGAGGATAAGGAACGCGCTACCGATCATCCGCTGTATAAGATACTCTACCGGCAGCCAAATCCCGAAATGAGTTCATTTTCATTCTGGGAAGCGCTGATGTGTCATCTGCTGCTCTGGGGCAATGCCTATGCACAGATCGTCCGGGACGGCAAGAACGAGATCCTCGGTCTGTATCCGCTGCTGCCGGAAAACATGGAGATCGACCGCGATCCGAAGTCCGGCGACCTGTTCTACACTTATCACGCATACACCGATGAAAAGCCGGGAGAGCATGACAAGGATATCATCTTTCAGCGAGATGAGATACTGCACATCCCCGGTCTGGGCTTCAACGGACTTGTGGGATTTTCACCCATTGCCATGATGAAAAATGCGCTGGGCGCAGCAATGGCGGTGGAGCGTTACGGCAGCGCCTTCTTCAAAAACGGAGCGCAGCCTGCCGGTGTTCTCGAACATCCGGGCGTACTGAAAAATCCGGAAAAGATCCGTGAGAACTGGACGAGAGTGTACGGCGGTTCCCGTAATGCGCACCGCATCGCAGTCCTCGAAGAAGGTATGCAGTACAAGCCGATCTCGCTGCCACCGGAGGATTCGCAATTTCTCTCTACAAGGGAATTTGATGTGGAGGAGATCTGCCGAATGTTTCAGGTGCCGCCTCATCTGGTGCAGGACTTGAAGCGCAGCACCTTCAATAACATCGAGCATCAGGGTATCGCATTCGTGCAATATTCGCTCATGCCGTGGATCATTCGCATTGAAAAAGGCATCATCAAAGACCTTCTGCTGGAAGAGGAACAGGATGTATATTTCCCGAAATTCAATGTGGACGGCCTGATGCGCGGAGATTATCAGAGCAGAATGAACGCTTATGCGATCGGTGTCGGTAATGGCTTTATGAGCCCGAATGATGTGCGCAGGCTTGAAAACATGGATCTCATTCCCCACGATCTTGGCGGTGATGATTATTACCTCAACGGTTCGTATAATAAGCTTCAAGATGCGGGCGCGGCCTATAATTTGGACGAGCCGGAAGAGGAAGACACCGATGAGCAGACAGATACAGAAAATACACCGGAAGAAGAAACCGATGACCGTTTCCTGCGTAAGAAACGCAGGAAGAAAGTACGAAACGGAGGGATGTAAATGCCTAAATTCTGGGACTATATTCACGATGACAGCGGCGGCAGAGTGCTCCGCCTGGAGGGACCGATCGACTCGGATTCCTTCTGGGGTGACGAGATCACGCCGCAGGATTTCAGAGATGAGCTGTATGCCGAGGACGGTGATCTCACACTCTGGATCAATTCGCCGGGCGGCAATGTCTTCGCCGCTGCGGAGATCTACACTATGATCCGTGACTATCCGCACAATGTCACTGTCAGGATTGCAAGTATCGCTGCTTCGGCGGCATCTGTGATCGCAATGGCGGGCAATACCGTGCAGATGTCTCCGACGGCTTTGCTGATGGTGCATGATCCCAGCACAATTGCAATGGGAAATGCCCGTGATATGGAGAAGGCTATCGCCACACTGAACGAAGTCAAGGAGTCCATTATCAACGCATATATGGCGAAAACAGGTCTTTCCCATAACCGCATCAGCAAGCTCATGTCCGATGAGACATGGATCAATGCGAAAAAGGCGGTCGAACTGGGCTTTGCGGATGAGATCCTCTTTGATGAAAAGCCCGAACCGGACAAGAAGGAGGATGCGCCTGACGATCCGGAAGAGCCTGAGAAGCCCGATGAGGAAGGCGGTGACGATGAGGGCAATGAAAAGAAAGAAACCGAAAAGAAGCCGTTCAAGCTGGACACCGGCGATGCCCTTTGGGAGTACAGTACCCGTGTCATGGGACAGACCATTCTGGGAAAGATCACCGCTTCCGCGTCACCCGAAGACACAGAGCCGCCCGATGACAGCAAGGCAGATGATGCACAGAAACCTTCCGAGGAAGGGCTGACCGCACCTGTGGTCACTGTTCCCGATATGCCTGTGATCGGCATGGACGGCAAGACCGCAGACGGCTCGATGCCGTATGAAATTCTGAAACAGCAGCTTGCTTTCATGAGATAAGACACATCTCACAAGCAGGCTGTATTTTTATGACCGCCGGAGTTTTACCTCCGGAGAATAGGAGAAAAGATATGAGCAAGATCATGGAACTTCGCAGCAAGCGTAATACCCTGTGGGAGCAGACCAAGGCGTTCCTCGAAAAGCACCGTGGTGAGAACGGTCTCGTGGAGGCTTCCGCAGTGGAACAGTACAACAAAATGGCCGGTGAGGTGCAGGCACTCGGCGCAGAGATCGAGCGTCTGGAACAGCAGGCAGCACTCGATGCGGCACTTTCCGCACCGACCAGCAAGCCCGTCACAAACGCTCCCGGCACAAAGAATACACCGCCCACCAACCCGACCGCAACCGACGAGTACAAGTCCGCCTTCTGGGATATGATCCGCAACAAGGGCGATCAGCTTGCAGTCCGCAACGCACTCTCTGTCGGCGAGGACACCGAGGGCGGCTACACTGTACCTGACGAGTTCGAGCGCCGTCTGATTCAGGCGCTGGAGGAAAACAACATCTTCCGCCAGATGGCAACGGTCATCAAGACCAATTCCGGTACCCGCAAGATTCCGATCGCCAACGATACGATGGAGGCACAGTGGATCGATGAAGGTGAGGAGATCCCGGAGACCGATACTCGTTTCGGTCAGACGACCCTCTCCGCATACAAGCTCGGTACAATGATCAAGATCAGCAACGAGCTTCTGCACGACTCCGCCTTCGACCTCGCATCGTATATCGCTGCACGTTTCGGTGTGGCAATGGGCAATGCCGAGGAGCGTGCCTTCTTCACCGGTGACGGCGACAAAAAGCCCCTCGGTATTCTCGATGAGACCGGCGGTGCAGAGCTGGGTGTCACTGCGGCATCCCAGACGGCGATCACCTTTGACGAGGTGTTCGACCTCTACTACAGCCTCAAGTCTCCCTACCGCAGAAACGCACAGTTCGTCTGCAACGAGACCATCCTGCTTCAGCTCATGAAGCTGAAGGACAAGAACGACAACTACCTCTGGAAGCCGTCGCTCGACATCGCAAAGCCGGATACACTGCTCGGCAGACCGATCCGCACCTCTTCCTTCATGCCCGGTATTGCAAGGGGCGAGCGTGTTCTCCTCTTTGGTGATATGAAGAACTACTGGGTGGCTGACCGTCAGAACCGCACCTTCCGCCGTCTGAACGAGCTGTATGCCCGCACCGATCAGGTCGGCTTCCTCACTACTCAGCGTGTGGACGGTCGTCTCATCCTTCCTGAGTCCGTTAAGGTTCTCAAGATGGCAGGTACCAAGGCAGCGACCGGCGGCACTACCGGCGGTAACACCGGCGGCAACGGCTGATAAGAACGGAGGGCAGATAAGTGAATCTGATCTCACTGCCTGAAACAAAAAACTACCTCCGTGTTGACCACTGTGAGGATGACAAGCTCATCCTCACTCTGATCGATACGGCGCAGCGGCTCGTGATGGATGTGGGGCGCATGACCGAAAAGCAGTTAGCGGAAAATGAGGAAACCTCCCGGCAGGCTATGCTGTATACTGTATCTTACCTCTATGAGAACCGCAATACTGCTGATTATCATGCGCTGACACTAACACTCAGGGCACTGTTATTTGCACAGAGGGAGGGCATCGTTTGATGGAGATCGGAAAACTGAATCAGCGGATCGCCGTCCTCGAAAATCATGTCAAAAAAGATGCGATCGGCAATCACAAGGCTCAGTGGGAGGATGTGTTCTCCCTCTGGGCTTCTGTGGCGGTATCCAATACCGTGGGCGGTGCGTCTGAGGAGACCAATACCGGAGTAACCAGAGAGATACAAAAGCTGGAGGTCATTATCCGTCAGACCCCGCAGACAAAAAAGATGGCTTCTACCGTATACCGCATCCGCTTTGAAGGTATTGACTATGACATCAAGGGCATTGTGCCAAACTATCAGACGCAGGACTATATGAAGCTGATCTGCGAATCACGAAGGGCGGGATCAAAGGATGACATCTATTGACGATATGGCTGCGGAGATCATGGAGGGCTTGTCGGAGTACGCAGAGCTTGCAGATGCGGGCATGAAACGCGCTGTGAGAAAAACGGCAACAGCGGTCAAAAACGAGATTTCTGCCAACGCCCCTGTGAAATCCGGGCGTTATAAACGAAGCTGGACAGCAAAGAAAACCAAGGAGAACAGTCACACGCTTGAAATGACCGTCCACAGCAAAGACCGCTACCAGATCGCACATCTGCTCGAACACGGTCATGCAAAGCGCGGAGGCGGTCGTGTGGCGGCGATCCCGCATATCGCTCCTGCCGAAGCAAACGGCGCAGATATGCTCGAAACGCTCATCAAAAAGGAGTTATCGTGACCTACGAAGAGATCAACGAAATGATGCAGGAGATCGGGCTGCCCTTTGCGTATCATCATTTTGCAGAGGGTGAAAGTCCGGATTCTCCGTTCACGCTGTTTCTGTCTCCCGGTGAAGATACCTTTTCCGCAGATAACCTGATGTATCACAGCTTCAAAGAGCTGCACATCGAGCTTTATACGGACGAGAAATCGCCGGATACGGAACAGCGTGTGGAGGAAGTCCTCTTGCAGCACAACATTTATTACACAAAATCTGAGGTATGGATTGAGTCGGAACGGCTCTATGAAGTCCTCTATATCATGGAGGTATGAATATGGCACTTCAGAAAAACAAGGTCAAGTTCGGTCTGAACAAGGTTCACTGGGCAAAGATCACGGCATGGTCTGAAGACGGTGTGCCGACATTTGCAACGCCTGTGCGTCTGCCCGGTGCTGTTTCGCTGAGCATTGACGCAAACGGCGAAAACGAGAATTTTTACGCAGATAACTGCGTGTACTACGTCATCAACAACAACGCCGGTTACGATGGTGATCTCGAAGTCGCACTCATCACCACGGACTTCGCAACTGCAATTCTCGGTGAGCAGCTTGACAGCAAGGGTGTTCTCGTTGAGCGCAACGATGCGGAGACCTCACAGTTCGCACTGATGTTCGAGTTTGACGGTGACAAGAACCACATCCGTCATGTGCTGTACTGCTGCTCGGCATCCCGTCCGGCTACTGAGGGTGAGACTACGGAGGAGAGCAAGAGTGTCAAAACGGAGACACTCAGCCTCAAGGCAACGGCACTCCCGTCCGGTTTGGTGAAGTCCAAGACCTGTGAGTCTACGGACGAAACCACCTACAACAACTGGTACAATGCAGTGTATATCCCGACCGCTGCGACCACCAACAACAGCACCGGCACACGCTCTGCATCTACAACCAAGAGCAGCACTGCCGCAGCAACCACTACTGACTGATTCGGAGGGAAAGAATATGGCTATCAAGAAAATCATCACTGTTGACGGTATCGAGGTTCCTTTCAAGGCGAGTGCAACCCTGCCTCGCCTTTACCGCGCTAAGTTCCGCAAGGACATCTTCAAGGATTTCGCCGCCCTGAAGGATTCCGTGGATGAGAGCGATGAGGAGAATTCCGGTCTCGGCATCGAGAGCCTTGAGGTGTTCGAGAACATCGCCTGGACAATGGCAAAGCACGCTGATCCGGAAAATGTTCCCGACAGCCCTGATGACTGGCTCGAACAGTTCAACTGCTTCTCAATCTACGAGGTGCTGCCGCAGCTCTTTGAGCTTTGGGGCATGAATCTGGAGACACAGGCAGAGTCAAAAAAAATCTCGCCCAGTTGACCGCGAGATGACAACGCCGCTGTTCCTTCTCCGATGTGTGCAGATCGGGCTGACACTCTCCGACCTTGATCTGCTCACCATCGGAATGGTCAACGAAATGTTCATTGAAAAGGATAACGATGAAGCAACCTACGAATATAAAGCAACACAGGACGATTTCGACCGATTTTAAGCCTATCAGCAGTCTTTTTCGGATAATCTTCGGACTCGTGATTTACTCCTTCGGTGTGTATCTGACAATTTACGCAAACATCGGTCTTGCACCGTGGGACTGCCTCGGCATGGGAATCACAAAGCATACTCCGTTGAATTACGGCAGTTCTATGGTGCTGATCGGTGTTTGTGCGATTGTGATACAGCTTATCCTGCGAGAGCGTATCGGCTTTGCAACGCTGTTTGATGCATTGATAACCGGACGGCTCATACAGTTCTTTATCGATATATCCCTGTATCACGAAAACCACAGCCTGTGGCTCGGCATCGTTTTCATGTTGTTCGGATTTCTGTTTATTGCTCTGGGGATGTATGTGTATATGAAGGCAGAACAGGGCTGCGGTCCGAAGGACGGACTACTCATCGCAATCGGGAAACGGATGCCGAAAATACCAATCGGTGTGGTTGAGATGCTCTTGTGGACAGCGGTCACATTTGCAGGGTGGCTGCTCGGCGGTTCGGTCGGCATCGGCACGGTCATATCCACCTTCGGCGCAGGTGCTGTGATGCACCTGTTCTTCGATGTGATCGGATTTGAGCCGAGAAAAATGGAGCATAAAAGCGTGATAGAGACTATACGAATTCTGAAACGCCCCGATTGACTTTTTCTCGCTGGTATGCTATACTTCCAATATAGGAATGACCAGATTATTGCTTGTATGATTGGAGGTATCAGCCTTGTCAAAGAAAAAAGCGAGAATAAGCGATGTGTACAAGTTGTATCAAGAACTTCGCTCTGTTGGAATCCCAGAAATAAGATACCTTATCATGAAAGATGGTCAGCAGATCGGGGGCGCGCCAGTATATGGATTCAATGGCTTCTATTGCCTTGAAAACAGTGCTGATATGTGGTTTGTTTATTATCAAAATCAAAGTGGGCAAAGAGAGACACACTTGAAATGCGATAACGAGGCGCAAGCCTGTGCATTCTTCTATAACATTTTGGCAGATAATATGACACCATATCGCAGCCCATATCCTGATGATTATACTTTAGACCGCTAACTGAATATACACTAAGCACTTGCTGAAAAGCAGGTGCTTTTTTTATACCCTGACGAGGAGGTGATACCGTATGGCAGGCAGAATCAAGGGCATTACCGTTGAAATCAACGGCGATACCACGAAATTATCCAAAGCCCTCCAAGGTGTGGATAAGAACATCAAAAACACGCAGACGCAGCTCAAAGATGTGGAGAAGCTGCTGAAGCTCGACCCGACGAATACGGAACTGCTTGCTCAGAAACAAAAGCTGCTCGGTCAGGCAGTGCAGGATACCAAGACACGACTTGATGCACTGAAAAAGGCAAGCGAACAGGCTGCAAAAACCAAGGACAACTACGATTCGTGGAAGGCGAAATACGACCCGATCAAGCAGAAGATCACCGAGACCGAAGCCAAGCTGAAAGACCTCAAGGAACAGGCAAAAACTGCCGATGAACAGCTTTCCAAGGGTGAGATCTCGCAGGAGAAATACGATGCACTGCAAAGGGAAATCAAGGAAACGACAGATGAATTGTCCGGTCTGAAACAGCAGGCTAAGGATGTATCTGACGAGTTCGGAAATCCGATCAGTCCTGAACAGTATGATTCCCTGCAGCGTGAGATCGTCGAGACTGAGCAGGAGCTTCAGAACCTGCAAACCGAAGCAGAAAAGTCGCATACAGCACTGGTAAAACTCGGTGAAGCAGGTGCCTCTCTCGAAAAAGCCGGTGACAAGATCGCAACCGTCGGTACGAATCTGACGAAATATGTCACTGTGCCTATCCTTGGTGTTGGAACTGCTGCCGTGAAAACGACAGCGGACTTCGATGCATCCATGAGCAAGGTCGCTGCTGTATCCGGTGCGACCGGCGAGGATTTTGAAGCCCTGCGTGCAAAAGCCCGTGAGATGGGCAGTCAGACAAAATTCTCCGCATCAGAAGCCGCTGACGCCATGAACTACATGGCAATGGCAGGCTGGAAAACCGAGGATATGCTGAAAGGTGTAGAGGGTATCATGAACCTTGCTGCCGCATCCGGTGAAGACCTCGCAACCACATCGGATATTGTCACGGATGCACTGACGGCGCTCGGCATGACCGCCGGAGACTCCGCACATTTCGCAGACATCCTTGCAGCGGCATCGAGTAATGCCAATACCAATGTGGCTCTTATGGGCGAGAGTTTCAAGTATGTTGCGCCTGTTGCCGGTGCGATGGGTGCATCTGCGGAGGACTTGTCCATTGCACTCGGTCTGATGGCTAACAGCGGTATCAAGGGCAGTCAGGCTGGTAACTCTCTGAAAAATGCTCTGGTCAATCTCACGAAACCGACCAAACAGCAAGCGGCGGCGATGCAGCAGCTCGGTTTTATCAGCACCGAGACCATTCAGAAAATCGACTTCACCAAGGTCGAAAAAGCGGAACAGGCTGTCGAGGATGCGACTATTTCTCTTGACAGCGCACAGATCAAGCTGAATGATGCAATCAGCAAGTACGGCGAGGGCAGTTCGCAGGCACAGCTTGCAAGCAATAACTATGAAAAGGCACAGCTCAAACTCGCACGGGCGCAGGAGACACTTGCCAGAGAACAGGAAGGTGTCTCCAAGGAGATCATGGGTGCCAATACACTTATGACCGATGCGGACGGTAATATGCGGTCACTCGGAGATATCATGGGAATACTCCGTGAGAAAATGGGCAAGGTCAATGTGGAACTGACAGATGCAGAGGGCAATGCCCGTGATTTCGATGACATTGTCGCAGAGCTGTCCACGACTACTGAGGGACTTGCACAGGCGGAGCAGATGCAGGCGGCGGCTGCGATTTTCGGAAAACAGAATATGTCCGGTATGCTTGCGATCATCAATGCAAGTGAGGAGGACTACAATAAGCTGACCGATGCGATCTACGGCTGTGAAGGTTCTGCAAAGGGCATGGCGGAAACCATGCAGGACAACCTCGCGGGTCAGATCACGATACTGAAATCGCAGCTACAAGAGCTTGCTATCTCTTTCGGAGACATCCTCATGCCCGCTATCCGGGCAATCG